TCATTCGCCATTGAGCGCTTGCTCGGCGCGATCGGCGATGGCTCGATAGCTGACGTCCAATGCTCGGCAGAGCTCAGCGAGTGCGGACAGTGGAATGTCACGGTGCCCATTGAGGTAGTTGAGGACGGTGCTCTTGGCGTAGCCCGTACGACGCACGAGCTCATCGATGGTGATGCGTTGCTTCGCGCGCTGGCCCCTTAGTTCGGCTGCCACCGCAGCATTGAAGGCGTCTCCGTAATCTCCCATACGGGGACCATAGCAGCAATTTGACTACCAAGGGTAGTCAAATTGCTACCTTGAAAGTTCGGACAACGCTTGTTCGGTACTCATTCGTACTCTATAGTCTTCATATGACTACCGACTCGAAGACACCAGCGGAGCTGGTCGAGGACGCAATCCTCGCCGCGGATCGCTCGGTGAAGTGGACCGCCGAGCGTGCGGGTCTCGCGATTCCGACCCTGCGCCGCAAGGTTCGCGGCGGCGGAGAATTCACGATCAGCGAGATCGCCCGAATCGCTAAGGCACTCGGCCTCCATCCCACACAGCTCCTACCCGAGGAATTCCGAGTAGAGGATGCGGCGTGAGCACCCAAGCGCTGTTCACGCTCCGCGAGATCGCAGAGCAGCTCAGCATCCCGTACGAGGTCGTGCGGGACAACGTCTACGCAGGGCGCTGGCCGCACTCGAAGTTCAGCGAGCGCACTCGTCGCATGTCCGCCGAGGACGTAGAGCGGGTTCGTGCGATGACGCATCACGAGCCGAGTGACCCGACACGGTCTGAGGCTCACCAGCGGACGAAGCGCATGCGTGAGCTGCTTCGGGCGGTCTGACGTGGCAGGCATGGCGTGGCCTGGTGCGGCATGGCCTGGCGCGGCAGGGCATGGCAGGCGCGGATGGGCCTGGTTTGGCAGGGCTTGGCGCGGCAGGGCACGGCAGGCATGGCATGGCAGCGCTGGTTCCGGCAGGGCTCGGCTGGGCGCGGTGCGGCCGGCATGAGGAAGTTCGCGCGAGTGGATCACATCGACGTTCGAGTCGTCGACGCGCACGGGCGGTCACGCGACCGCACCACGAGAAAGCGCCCCGCAGCAACGGGGCGCTCGAACGAGATGGGATTCTCATGGCGAGTGTAACCGAAGGCGCAGCGATTCAGATCGACCGGATCGCTGCGGAGACAGTGCGCGTTCCGATCGTCGGCACATCGCCGCTGATCGTGCATAACTTCTCCGAGAAGTCGAAGCGTCAGATGCTCGACGCGCAGCAGGGCCGGAAGAAGCTGAAGGAGGTCCGCGACCCGCGATCCGAGTACACCGCGGCGCTGTATCGGATCAGCGATCCGAACGGTGACCGTTTCGGGTTCCCCGTTACCGCCTTCAAGGCGGCGACCATTGGCGCCGCTCGGTTCTACGACAAGTCGGTGTCGATGACGTCGCTGCGTCAGTTCATCTTCATGCGCGGCATCCTCTCCGAGGCCGACCCGCAGCAACTCGTCGAGATCGTCGGGGAGCCGCGGATGCGGGAAGACGTGGTGCGTCTCGGCGGCCCGTCGAGATCCGCAGACCTCCGGTACCGCCCTGAGTTCCCGACGTGGTCGGCGGTTCTCGAGGTGACGTTCGTTACCTCCTCGATCTCGCGTCAGTCGGTCTTGTCTCTCATCGATGCGGGCGGCCTGGGCATCGGGGTCGGCGAGTGGCGTCCCGAGAAGCGCGGTGAATTCGGCACCTACGCGGTCGACGCGTCACGTGAAATCGAAGTGCTCTCATGAGCCTCCGCGATGAGCTGCTCAGCATCCGCGCCGCGTACGGCGCCCTGACACCGATGAACGTGGTCGACGCGTCCCGTGCGGAGGATGCGCCCCTTCACTGGCGGTTCGAGTGGCGAGACGACGTTGCGGCAGAGAAGTACCGCCGGGACCAGGCAGCCGAGTTGATCCGCAGCGTCAAGATCACATTCGCGTCCGATGCGGAGACCACCACAGACGTGCGCGCCTTCGTCGCGGTCCGCGGGGAGGACAGCCCGTCGGAAGGCTACGTGCCGACCGAGGAGGTGCTCGCCGACCCGTTCAGCGCGCGCCTGCTCCTCAGCGAGCTGAAGCGTGAGATCCGCATCCTCCAGGCGAAGTACGGACACCTTGCGAAGTTCCGCGAGCTGCTGCTCGAAGCAGCAAAGGAGAAGGCAGCATGAGCGACGCGTTCGACGTCGTGGATATCGCCGAGGGGCTGCGCGCCTTGGCGAACACGGTGGTGCTGTTCCCGGACGAGCGGCCCGGGTTGAAGTACCCGGACAGCCCGCTCACGGTGACCGTGATCGCTGACTCGGTCGAGTCCGTGGCCGCGTGGGCCGAGCATCTTCGCGAGCGCATCGAGGTCACGGATCTGGCGGACGGGCAAAGGGTGACGGCGGTCCGTCACCTCTGCGGGGCCGTGCGATTCGAAGTCGTCCACGTCGGCACGCCCGAGCGCACGCTGATGCGCCCGGCCGATGTGACGGAGTCGTTCGAGTGCGTGGAGGTCGCGTGATGGATGCCTCGAAGGTGGCCGTCCGCCGCACCGATCGTGCACGTGCTCGCGCGGTGCTCGCTTCGCGGGTGGACGAGGTCGCGGAGAAGGTCGCGCCCTGGATGATCCCGTTCCTCGTCGCCATGGCGATCTGGGGGGCGGCGGTCCTGTGAGTGTCCCGCAGATCGTCATGAACGGCGACTCCCCCCGGGCGCGCCTGTTCGACCCGATCGAGTCCCACGAGGCCGCGGACGCGTCCGCGTCGTCCGTCGCCGCGTCTCAGGCCGCTGTCCTCGACGTCCTCGCGTTCGGGATCGCGCTGACCGATAAGCAGATCGTCGTCGAGGTGCGGCGCGCCGGGCACCGGTTCTCCGACTCCCGCATCCGCACCGCCCGCGGGGAGCTCGTCGCCGACGACCGTGTGCACAAGGCCGGACGGGTGAAGCAGGACGGCGTGTCCGCCGCGGTTTGGCGCATTGGCCCGACTCTCCCCTACCAGTCCCGTGTCGAGGACGTCCGCGACCGTCTGCTCGCGGCGGGCATCACCCGCACGGACCAGCAGATCTCGCAGGCGATCACTACCGCGTGGGAGTCGTACCGCGACCAGCACGACACCGACCCGGATCTCGACATCGAAGACGCCCGCCGGCCGAACACGTGGCTGGACCTTGTCTGGTCCGTGTTCGACAGCCTCGAGGTCGACCTCGAGGAGAACACCCTCCACGACCGTCTCGGCGGTGACCCGCTGTGATCGGGTTCGCCGCCGCCCTCATCCTCGGTCTGCTGCTCGCGCCGTTCGCGATCGCTGACCGCCCCATCAACGGACTCGACCTGCTGGTCGTGGTCCTTCTCATCGCGGGTCTGGCAGGGCTCCGCGCGATCAGATCCCGCCGCCGAAAGGAACACCGATGAACCGCATGGATGGAGACCGCTGATGGCCCGGTGGCTCGCCGTTGTCGGCTACGAAGGCATCTACGAGGTTAGCGACGAGGGTGCAGTTCGATCCCTCCCCCGCCGCGACTCTCTCGGCCGCGCCATATCCGGGTCCGAGCTGCGCGCCGCCGTCCGCGACAGCGGACACCTCCACCTGAGCCTGTGGCGAGACGGTCGAGGGCGCACGTTCGAGGTCCACCGCATCGTCGGCGAGGCGTTCCTCGGCCCACTGCCGGCCGGACTCGAAACCCGTCACCTCGACGGCAACCCCGCTCACAACGCCGTGTCGAACCTTCGCTACGGCACGAGGGGCGAGAACAACGAGGACCGCGTGCTCCACGGCACGCACCACAACTCCTCCAAGACCGAGTGCCCCCGTGGGCACCAGCTCGTCGCTCCGAACCTCCGCCTCGGCGCACTCGCGAACGGCGGCCGCCAGTGCCGCGCCTGCGGCCAAGAACACTCCCGCGCACACCACGCGCGTGAACCCTTCAACCCGGCGCGCGCCAACGCCGCGTACGCCCGAATCATGCAGGAGGCCTGAGATGGCAAAGACATTCACCGTCCAGAACTACAAGGGGATCCGTGAGATCACCCTCCACCCGACTGGCTCGTTGGTCGTAGTCGCCGGCGCGAACGGTGCCGGGAAGTCGAGCTTCATCGACGCGATCGCCGAGCTGGTCGATCCTCGCGGTGTCCGCCTGACGCCGAAGCCGATCCGTGACGGCGAGGCCGAGGCGCGCGCCGAGTTCGTCGACGACGACCTGCAGGTGCGGATCGTGCGCACGTGGAAGAAGGACGACGCGGGGAAGCTTGAGGTGTTCGCGCTCGATGGCGCGAAGTACTCGAAGCCTGCGGAGATCGTCGCGGAGCTGACGGGCGGGCTGATCTTCGACCCGGTCGCGTTCCTGAACCTCGACGAGAAGCGGCAGCGTGACGCGCTGCTCGAGAAGGTTGACCTGCCGTTCGACATCGACGAGGTGGCGCGCGAGAAGGCGGGCGCCGAGCAGCGCCGCCTTGAGGCTGGGCGCGACGTGCGCCGCCTCCAGGGCGCTCTCGCGTCGATGCCGAACCCGCTCGACGCTCCCGCCGAGGAGGTGTCGGGAGCCGCGGTGCTCGCCGAGATCGAGGCCGCTCAGGACCTCCAGCGCCACCGCGAGCGGGTGATGAGCGAGCTCGATGATGCGGCGGAAGACGTCGCATCCCTCACGGCGCGCATCGCCAAGCTCACAGAGGAGCTGGAGGAAGCATCCGCGCAGGTCAAGACGTTGACCGAGGCGCGGGACGCTCTGCCCGCGCCGGTCGACATCGAGCCGCTGCGCGAGAAGCTCGCGGCCGTCGACGAGACCAACGCCGCCGTGCGCGCGAGACGCGAGTACGCGAAGGTCGCTGACGAGTGCGCCGCCGCGGAGACCGCGCAGGCCGCCGCGAACCGCGAACTCGAGGCGATCGAGAAGCGCAAGCGGGAAGGCCTCGCCGCGGCCACGTTCCCCGTCGACGGCCTGTCCGTGGATGAGAACGGCGTCACCTTCGACGGCGTCCCGTTCACGCAGGTCAACTCCGCGATGCGCCGCCGCGTCGCGTTCGCGATCGCCACCGCCGGCGACCCGAAGCTCCGCCTGGTGATTATCAAGGACGGCGACCTCCTGGACGCCGATTCCCTCGCCGCGATCCGTGAGCTCGCCGACGAGCGCGGCTACACGGTCCTCGTGGAGCGCGACCGTGACGAGTCCCGGCAGATCGGCTTCACCATCGAGGACGGCGCACTCGCATGAGCGCTCTTGCTGTTCTGGACCGTACTCTCGCCGACTCCGCTGACCGTGAGTCGTGGCTGGGCGTGCACGACCGCGTCATCGGGTCGTCGACGGCGGGGAAGTTCGCGAAGCCGGGTTCGGTAGAGACGTACGTCCGGCAGATCCTCGAGCCCCGCACGTTCGCCGGCAACGAGACGACCCGGTCGGGTCACGACTGGGAGCCGGCGCTGCTCGCCGCGGTCGGCGCGGAGCCGAACAGCTTGTTCGTCCACGCCCCCGACAACGACCGGTTCGCGGCCACCATCGACGGCACGAAGCCCGCCGCGGACGGGTTCGCGATCGTCGAGACGAAGACGAAGCACGAGAAGGTCGTCGCTGGTCCCACACCGTACGAGGTGCGGCAGCTCGCCTGGCAGCTCTACTGCATCCCGGAAGCGACGCACGCCGAGTGGGTGTGGGGTGAGCTGGTCCGCGACCCCGCGTCGCCGGTCGGGTGGCGGCTCCGCCGTCCGCCGCAGACGCTCCTGTTCACCCGCGACCACCCCGCGATCGCCTCCGCCACCGAACTCATTGTGCCGATCGGGCACGCCGTTCTCGCCGCGCTCACCGCGGCCACTCTCATGAAGGTTCCGTTCTGATGTCCGAAGTTGCTCTGCCCAGTTCCGTCCGCCCTGACACCTGGAACGCCGACACCGCCGCGATGATGGAGTTCGCTGGCCTCACGTGGATCGAGGGTGTCGGCGACGCTGCGCACCGCGTGTTCGCACCGTCCGGTGTGATGGCCGCGTTCATCGCCGCGTGCGCCCGTACCGGTCTCGACCCGACTGCGAAGCAGATCTACGCCGCGCAGATGGGTGGCAAGTGGACCGTGCTCGTCGGCATCGACGGGATGCGGGTTGTCGCGCAGCGCACCGGCCAGTACGACGGGCAAGACCCGATCGAGTGGCTCGCGGCCGAGGACGGCCAGTGGACCACGGTGCCGCCGAAGGCACCGTACGCGGCGCGCGTCGCGATCTACCGGAAGGGCGTCAGCCGTCCGCTCGTTCAGACGGTGACGCTCGCCGAGTTCGGTGGCCGCGGAGGGAACTGGTCTCAGCGCCCATCGCACATGCTCGGCATCCGTGCGGAGTCTCACGCATTCCGACGTGCATTCCCGATGGAGCTGGCCGGCCTGTACACGCCGGAGGACTTCGAGTCCGACGATGTCGACACGTCCGATGCCCCGTGGGAGGAGCGCGAGGACTGGGGGGCGCTGATCGCGTCCGCCACGACCACGGGCGATCTCGCACGGGTCGGTGCGCGGATCGCCGAGTCCGGGCAGGGGAACGACGACATCCGCGCCGCCTACCGTGCGCGTGCCGCCGTTCTCGCGACCGAAGCGAACACCGTCGACGCGGATGTCGTCGACGACCAGACTCCCGCCGAGGGTGAGGACGCGTCCCCCACGCCCCCCGCCTCGCCCTCGGCGGGCACCCCGGACGACTACGAGGCCGCCGCATCGGCGGAGTTCGACGCCGCTGTCGAGAGGGGTGAGATCTGATGCCACTCCCCACACAGACGCGTCTGAATGACCACCTCATGCGCTGGGACAGGGAGATCAAGGATTTCGACACTGCGATCACCACCTACGGGCAGCGGAAAGCGGACCACGAGTATCGCCGGGCCGTGGTGATGGAGGAGGCGAAGCATCGTGGCGACGCGAAGCTCTCGCAGGCTGCCGCCGAGCGGATCGCTGACGCCGATCCGGAAGCCCATCGGCTCCACCGCGAGTTCCGCGCCGCCGAATCGACGGTCGAGGCAAAGAAGGCGCGACTCAGATGGTGCGCCGCGGTCGCGGACGCACTCCGATCGGAGGTGAGCACCGAGCGCGCAGAGCGCCAGCTGTACGCCGACCACAGCGTCGACCCGTAACCCGTCCGGTCGGCGTCCCCCATCGCTGACCGAACGAAACCGGGGGCCGAGCTGATTCCAGCAGCTCGGCCCCCACCACCCAATCACTATCCCTGAGCAGGAAAGCAGACCATGGGCTCCCCCATTCTTCCCGACCCGGTCCCGGAGCAGGTGCAGACGGATACCGTCGGCGCCCCGCCGCCCCGCCGGAACCGCACATCCGCCCGCAAGGCCGGCTCCTCGTTCGAGCGTTCCATCGCCGACTGGCTCGCCAGCCGCCTCAACGACGACCGCATCGACCGCCGCGTGAAGCGAGGCGTGAAGGACCGCGGCGACATCACCGGTGTGCGCACCATCCGCGGCGGACGCGTCGTCATCGAAGCGAAGAACACCACCCGCATCGACCTGTCCGGGTGGCTGCGTGAAGCGGAGGCCGAGCGCGGCAACGACGACGCGGTCGTGGGCTTGGTCGTCCACAAGCGTCGCGGGATCGCGGACCCTGCAGAGCAGTACGTCACGATGCGGCTCGAAGGCCTCGCTGTTCTCCTCGAGGGTGGGTTCGACGCATGAGCCTTCCCTCTCACCTCACCGCGCCGCCGTCCGGCGATATCACCGTGTGGACGAAGCCCTCCTGCGTGCAGTGCACGGCGGTGAAGCGTCGCCTGACCGAGGCCGGGGTGCCGTTCACCGAGCGCGACCTCACAGCGGAGGAGCACGAGAGCGACCTCGAGTACTTCCGGAAGCTCGGCTACCGCAGCGCGCCGATCACGGCGCACGGGGCGGTCGCTGTCCCCGGGTTCGTACCGGCCGAGATCGACAGGATCATCGCCGCCTGGCGCGCTGAGAAGGATGCGGAGGTCGGCGCATGAGCGCGCTCTTCGAGCTCGACGACTTCCCCGAGACGCGAACCGAGTGGGTCATCGTGGGCGACTGGGAGCGCTGCGGGCTCTGCGGGACGCGCTGCAGCTTCAACCAGGGCGGCACCCGCACGGGCACCGTGTGCGACGACTGCGCGCAGATCGACGGGTGCCGGATCCGAGAACACGACGCGATCGTGATGCGCGGCCGGGACCGGAACCTGCCGGGTGCCGTGCGCATCGCCCGCTGCCTGCACTGCGCGTGGTTCCTGAACGCGCACCGGTGGGAAGACGGGCAGTCGATCCCCCTCACCGTCGACGAAGTCGCGCAGGCGATGGAGCACCACGTCAGGCCGCTGCACACGTCGCACTGGGGCGTGTCGCACGAGATCGACCAGCATGACGACCTCGTGGCCGCGCAGGCGCGACGTCGCTCGAGCTACCTCGGGAGCGTGGCAGTATGAGCACCCCGCATCCTCCGGTCGACGTGAAGCGTGCCGTAATCCGCCGCGACGGCGAGTACTGCCTTCTCGCGCTGTCCCGATGCCAGGGCGAGGCGACGACCACCGATCACCGCGCGAACCGCGGCATGGGCGGCTCCCGCGTCCTCAACGACCCCGTGAACCTGATCGCCGCGTGCGCTCTGTGCAACGGGGACAAGGCCGACGCGCCCGCGCTGGTGCTGCTCGAACTCGAGCTGCGTGGCCTGTGGGTGCGGCCCGCGGCGACGCACGAGAAGACCCTCGCGCGTGCCCGCGAGACGCCGGTGGAAGCGCTCGACGGTACCCGCTGGTTCCTGCTGTCCGAGTCCGAGCGGATCAGCGTCGAGGAAGCGATGGGGGCCCGCTGATGCCGTGGTTCAAGGTCGACGACGCTCTCGCGTTCAGCATGAAGGCGATCAACGCCGGGAACCCTGCTCTCGGCCTGTGGGTGCGGGCGGGCTCGTGGTCGATGCAGCAGCTCACGGACGGGTTCGTGCCCGGGTCGATGGTGCCGGCGCTCGGTGGGACGGAGGCGGACGCGGAGGCGCTGGTGACGGCTCGGCTGTGGCATCCGCATGACGGCGGGTTCCGGTTCCATGACTGGTCGGACTATCAGCCGACGAAGGAGCAGGTGCTCGCTGAGCGTGCTGCCGCGACGGAACGCAAGCGGGTGTCACGCGAGAAGTCACGTCAGAGGTCACAGGGTGAGTCACGCCGTGACGCACGCGGGATAGACGCCGTGATTCCGGCTTCCCCGACCCGACCCGACCCGACCCGACCCCCCTCTACTACTCCTGACGGAGCAGTAGAGGGGTCGCGCGAGGCTGCGCTCTCCCCCTTCTGCCCGAAGCATCAGCCGAACGGCCCCGACGGGAAGTCCTGCCGGGCGTGCGGCGACGCGCGCATGGCGCTCGAGGTGTCGCGGGCTGCGACTCGTGCGAAGCCGACGCCGCTGCCGACGCGTGACCCGGAGTGCGAGACGCATCCCGGCTATCCGCTGCCGTGCGACCGGTGCGCTCGCGAAGCGGCGGAGGTGGCCTCGTGAGAGTCGAGATCCACCTCGCCGACAGCACGTGGGCGGAAGTGCTCACGTTCGCCGAGGAGCACGGGACGACGGTCGCGCGGGTGATCGAGGCGGCACTGCGCGACGCGGTGCGGCCGTCGTCGATCGCGAAGCTCCGCAACGCGGCGCGACGGAACCAGGTCTTGCAGGCGTGGGGAGAAGGCCTCACGGACGCGGCGATCGCTGAACGCACTGGGGAGGTCCGCGGCTACGTCGCGGGCGTCCGTAGGTCGAAGAACCTCCCTCCGCATTCCGTGCGGAGGGCCACTGGAACACGAAGGAAACGAGCATGAGCACATTGGGATATCCCCGATCGCAGGTCGTGTACCTGCACCTCAACCCGGGTCGCTACGCAAGGGACCTGATCGTCTCGAAGGTCGCGAAGTCGCGTGAAGCGCAGGTCGAGCCGGGGACGGTCATCGTAAAGGCCAAGATCACCGTCCCGGCCGGGTTCTTCGACGAGGCGATCCCGTACGTCGAGATCGAGTTCAAGCCCGGCGACGAGATCCAGCCTGCCGAGGTCACCGTCAGCGCGGAGGTCGAGAACTGATGGCCGGCGAGACCGTCATCACCGTCGTGGGCAACCTCACGGCCGACCCCGAGCTGCGGTACACGCAGAACGGGCTGCCCGTCGCGAACTTCACCATCGCGTCGACCCCCCGCACGTTCGACCGTCAGGCGAACGAGTGGAAGGACGGCGAGGCCCTGTTCCTGCGGGCGTCGGTCTGGCGTGAGTTCGCCGAGCACGTGGCGGGTTCGCTGACCAAGGGCAGTCGTGTCATCGCGACCGGTCGTCTGCGTCAGCGCTCCTACCAAGACCGTGACGGGCAGACCCGCACCGCCATCGAGCTCGAGGTCGACGAGATCGGCCCCTCGCTGCGCTACGCCGTGGCCACGGTGACGCGAGCAGTGAGCAACGCGAGCGCTGCGCGACCGGGCGTCTCTGAGCAGTGGGCGACTCCTGAGTCGGGCGGCGATGAGTGGTCCACGCCGGGATCGGCGTACGGGGATTCGGAGACACCGTTTTGATCGCTCAGTCTGGGGTTTTGTCTACCACGCGCGGTAACATGATGGCAGCCCCGAGGAGCGCGCCAACGCTCGCTCGGGGCCTGACCCACTCGCTTGACTCAACCAAGGATGGGCTAGCAGTGAATGCTACCCGCACCGCGCTTCCCATCGATCTGAGCACCGTCGACATCAAGGCAGTCCTGGCCAGGTTCGACCAATCCAAGTCGGGCGGGTGCTGGCCATGGACCGGCGGGACTGGGAAGGCCGGGTACGGGCTCGTGTCGCGAGGCCGCTCCCGCACACGCTTACTGGCGCATCGCGTGGTCTACACGATCCTCCGCGGTCCAATCCCCGGCGAACTTCCGCTCGACCACCTATGTCGAAACCGGATCTGCGTGAACCCAGCGCACCTGGAACCGGTGACGGTCGGGGAGAACAACCGTCGAGGGTTCGGCGCATCAGGTATCCACGCCCGCCAGACGCATTGTGTTCACGGGCACGAGTTCACCGCGGAGAACACCGCGATCCTTCCTAGCGGTAGCCGGAAGTGTCACGCATGCTCGCGAGAGCGGGATCGGCGGCGGCCCAGCGGGTGGGCACGCGGACGAGCTGGGGGCGGCTCATGACTGTCTTATGTGCGACGACCGTGGGGCTCCGCGGCATCCGCCCGTGCACCCACTTCGGCCTCCACCGGGTGACGTGCCCGGATCATCCCGGGTGGGCGGAGACGCTGCGTCCGGGCACGTGCCGGGGGTGCCTGCCTCGGCAGGCTGACCGAGGGTTCCTCTGCCAACGCTGCTACGAGCTCGTGGAGTCCGCGTGCCTGCGGTGGCCGCGGTGGCTGCGTCTCGTGCTCGCCGCCGACGGGCGCCTCGTCGCCCCGGAAGGCGGCGGGCAGGCCGACGGGTACTCGAACCTTCAGGTCACGACCCTCGCGATCGACGAGTGCACCCGCCTCCTCGCGTCCCGCGCGGACCGGACCGTCGACCTGTGGGTGCACGATGAAGCCGGAGCGGCCGACGCGATCCGATTCGCGCACGCCGCGCACAACGCGTTCGACGCCCTGCAGACCGAGGAACGCCCGAAGCACATCGAACGGGTCCGCTGCCCCGGCTGCGGGTTCCTCACCCTCACGGAGAACCCCACCCGGGAGCACCGCGGGAAGACGATCATCGAGTGCCAGCAGTGCGGGCACGTGCTCGACGAGATCCGCCTCCCGTCCGCGCCCCGCTGGTTCGGGTCCGAGGACTGCGAGTCCGACGACCACCTCGACTGCCGTGGCCTCGAGTGCCGGTGCGCCTGCCACATGGTCGGCCGCGCGTCCCTCCCCCAGGGCATCCATGCGGTGTTCGACGCGGACCAGCACACCACCGGGTACGTCGACCGGTCCGTGTGGGTTATCACCGCCGGCGTCGTCCACTACGAACCCATCGAAGAACGGAGAACAGCATGACCACGTTGCAGGTCGAATCCGACCCGGTCGTCTGCACGGTGTGTGAGACGGCAGTGGCCCGGTTCAACGATCAGGGTCTCGCGTCGAAGCTCACCATCCACGGCATGGAGTGCGCCGGCCATGGCTTCACGGGCTGCGCGCATGACGGGCCCTGCTACCGCCGGGTCACCGACCACGAGAACGGGAGCAAGTCATGAGGAAGCGTCTCGCGCGCATCGTGCGCCGTTTGGCCGCCTGGCGGTACCTGCCGCAACGTGCGTTCGCGCCGCTGGAACGTCTCGCGTTCTGGCTCGCGCCGCACTCGCTGACCTGCAAGTCGTGCGGGGCGCGTTTCGTCCAGCCGTCGTTCGGGTCACTCGCCCATGCGCGGCGGGCATTCGACCACTACATCGACGTCCACGAGGATGGGAGCAAGTCGTGAGCAACCCACATCGGATCGAGGTCACCGATCCCGAATCCACTTTCACGAGCGGTGTCCGCATCGTCTGCGACGCCCCGGTGGGTGCACCCTGCCGCCTGTGGTGCGATGAGACCGAATGCGAGGAGGGCGCCAGCGAGAACCATGAATCGCACACCCTCAGCGACCAGGGATACTGCGCGCGCACCGAGGGATGGTTCGATGACTTCCCTGCCGACTGCTACGACGGCGACGTGCTTGCGTTCGACGCCCTGCACTCGGGGCCGGTGATCCTGACATGGAACGGCGACTGGATGGTGTGGAGCTACGACACCGGTTCGACCAGTCAGGAGTCGTGATGCTCGAAGGACGCGATAGAGCGCACACGATGCGCGAGGCCAACCGCCGCTGGCCACACGAACACGAATCAGGTGAGGTGACGAGTACCGCTCGGGCCGTGCGTCGCCTTACCTTCCGTCAGGGCGTCGAATGGGCGCTCGAAGAGATAGCGGCGGGGCGAATCGACCGCCCCGAACCGACCGATCCGTCGGCAGACCACGAGGATGGGGGCAGCGATGCCTGAACCGCTCGTGCTCGATCCGGCCTCTGGCAGCCGGATGATGTACTTCGACAAGGCCGACGACCGCGTGCTGTTCGGTGACATCCGTAACGAATCTCACGTCCTCTGCGACGGGCGCGCCCTCAACATCGAACCGGACATGGAGATGGACTTCCGGGCGCTGCCGTTCGAGGACGGCGCGTTCCGCGTGGTCGTGTTCGACCCGCCGCACCTCGTCCGCGTCGGTGACAACGCCTGGATGGGCAAGAAGTACGGTCGCCTCGATCCGCTGAACTGGCGCACCGATCTCGCCGAAGGCTTCGCGGAGTGCTTCCGCGTGCTCGCCGACGACGGTGTGCTGATCTTCAAGTGGAACGAGACGCAGATCCCGGTGTCACAGATCCTCGCGCTCACCCCGTACCGCCCACTCGTCGGGCACAAGTCGGGGAAGACGGCGCGAACTCATTGGGTGACGTTCATCAAGACGCCCCTACCGACCGATCGGGGGTCTGACGTTGCCGGCTGACCGTGAAGCCCTGGCCCGCCTCCTGCATGACGCGGTGACCGCGAAGGCCCGCGCCGAGCGCGCCAACGTCGACCAGTGGGAGGACCTCGCCGCCTACTTCCGGGCGAACTTCCTGCGCATGGCGGACGCGGTGATCACCGCCGGGTGGGCGCCAGCACCGTCCCTGTTCGAGCTCGCGCCGCCCGTCGAAGATCAGGCGCTGCGTGAGCGGATCAAGCTCGCGATCCAGACCGCCCAGGACGACGAGGGTCACCTGCTCTACTCGATCCCGCCAGGCGTCGCCGGCATGTACGCCGACGCCGTCATGCGGGTGTTCACCGGCCGCCCGTACCCGTACGCCACCGATTCAAGCGAACACCCTCCCGCTTGAACCACCACCCGACCGATTCAACTCCCCTCGAACACTCGGAGCACGACATGACACCAGACATCCCGGAGTGGATCACCGTCGCCGTCGCGGCGAAGATCACCGGCAAAGCACCCCGCACCATCTACCGGTGGATCGACCGCGACCTCCTCGCCACACGAGAAGACAGCCAGGGCCGCATCCTCGTCCTCTCGAAATCCGTCGGCCGCGTCGCACTCGACCAGAAACGCGGCCGCCCGAAAGGAATCCCGACACGCCGACCCTGAACACCGCCGAAAAAAGATGCAAATGTGGCAAAAACGGCATGATCAGACGTAGATGGTGGATCACTCCGCCCAACGACAGAAGCCCCGGACCTCACAGAGGACACCGGGGCTTCGTCACTCCCCGACCACCGTGACCGCGCACCCGCGCAGCAACCCTGAACGTGGCCTGGCGCCACCGAAGAGGTGACACCGATGGCGATCAACGACACCCAACGCGACGAAGTCCTCCGACTCCACGCCCAAGGCATCGCCCGAAACGAAATCGCCCGCCGAGTCGGCATCAGCGCCGGATCCGTCACCAACATCTGCAACGCCCACCACCGCAGCTTTGACCGGTCAGCGACAAAAGCCGCACAGGCGGCTCGATCACTCGACCTCGCCGCGGCCCGTCTGAAGCTCGCCGAGCGCCTCGATGTCGCCGCGAACGCGATGCTCGACATGATCGAGCAGCCGTTCACGGTGTACGCGTTCGGTGGTCGCGACAACGTGTTCAACTCGGCGACGCTCGACTCCGCTCCTGTGGATGCGCGCCGCACGATCATCACGTCGGCGGCGATCGTGTTCGACAAGCTGTCGAAGGTCATCGAGTCGACGACGGAGGGCAGCGCGGACGCGGAGTCTGTGCTGGACCGGCTCGAGGCGGAGTTCGACGGCGAGTTCACCGACGTGGATGATGCGGAGTTCGGGCAGTGACTCGTCCGCCGGCGTTGTCGCGGAAGCAGCGGTGGAGCATCGCGCGCGCGTCGTCGCGGAAGATCGCGCTGTGGGTTGGTGCGGTGTCCGCCGGGAAGACGATGGTGTCGCTGTTCGCGCTGTTCATCGCGATCCGTCACACGCGCGGCCGCGGGCTGATCGTCATCGTCGGGAAGACGCTGCAGACGATCGAGCGGAACGTGATCGGCGAGATGCAGAAGCCCGAACTGTACGGGCGTCTCGCGAAGCAGGTGAAGCACACGACCGGGTCGAACACGGCGGTGATCCTCGGCCGGGTCGTGCACCTTGTCGGCGCGAACGATGCCCGCTCTGAGGAGAAGATCCGAGGCTCGACGATCGAGCTCGCGTACGTCGACGAGGCGACGCTGGTCCCGGAGGCGTTCTGGGCGATGCTCCTCACCCGTCTCCGCGTCGCCGGCGCCCGGCTCCTCGCGACCACGAACCCCGGCTCGTCACAGCACTGGCTGCGTGTGAAGTACATCCTCGACGCCGTCGCGCAGAACATGATCGTGTTCCACTTCACGATGCACGACAACCCGCTCTACTTCGAGGGCGGCGACCCGGGCCCGGCGTACATCGCCGACATGGAAGCCGCGTTCCGCAAGAGCAAGCTGTTCTTCGACCGGTTCATCCGCGGCCTGTGGACGAACGCTGAGGGCGCGATCTACGACGGCTGGGACCCCGCCGAGCACGTCATCGCGTGGGAGAACCTGCCCCCGATGTACCGGCTCCTCGGCGTCGGCATGGACTTCGGTATCCAGCACGCCACGTCGGTGGTGCTCCTCGGCCTCGGCTACGACCGGAAGCTGTACCTGATCGACGAGCTGCGGATCGAAGCGGACGCGCAGACGCAACGCCAGTCCCCCAGCCAGCAGGCGAAAGCGATCGCCGTATGGCTGAAGGCTAACCACCTCCCCGAGGGTCACCTGCGACCGGAACTGATCTTCGCGGACCCCGCCGCTGCACCGTTCCGGCAGGAGCTGCGCGAGTCGGAAGGCGTCGACACGATCGCAGCTGACAACGCGGTCGCGTACGGCATCGGCCTGATCGCGTCGCTCCTCGCCCGCGGGCTCATGAAGGTCACCGACCGCTGCACGGGCGTCATCAAGGAAATGCCCGACTACCGGTACGACCCGAAGGCCACGGAGAAGGGCCTCGACGAACCGATCAAGGTCGGCGACGACTCCCTCGACGCGTTCCGGTACGTCGTCGCATCCACCGAACACGAATGGCGCGACGAAGTCGGCCCGCGACCGCACACGTTCTAACCCGCGACGGGAGGTCACTGATGCCGCTTCCCGCGTCCTCCACCACCGCCCAGTGGCCGCCGAAGGTTCTCGACAACCTGCTCCCCGCGATGGCCCGGTGGGGCGCATGGTGGGCGAACGACCTCGCCCGCCTGCAGGCGGTGTACGGCGGCGGCCTCATGCCCGACCGGACCGGGTTCTTCGCGTCCGACACGGGCGGGATGAAGGTCCACTCCCTCGGCCCGATCCGCTGGTTCATCGCGCAGCCCGCCGTCGGCACACAGTTGAACACGAAACTGCCCGTCCCGATCGCGGCGGAGATCTGCCAGGCGTCCGCGGACCTGCTGTTCTCCGACCCGGTCACCGTGACCCACACGGACGAGGCGGCGCAGGCGCGGCTCGGTGAACTCCTGGACGACGGGTTCCACGCGTCGATCGCGGAGGCCGCGGAGATGTCCGCGGCGCTCGGCGGCGTGTACCTGCGGGTCACGTGGGACGACACACTGAACCCGGATGCCCCATTCACGACCGTGAAGGACGCGGACGAAGCGATCCCCGAGTTCCGGTTCGGTGTGCTCACCGCGGTCACGTTCTGGGCGGTCGTCGCCCGCGACGGCAAGCAGGTGTGGCGACACCTCGAACGCCACGAACTCACCTCGACGGGCGTCGGCGTGATCCTCCACGGCCTGTACGTCGGCGACGACACGACCCTCGGCATCCGCATCCCGCTCTCCTCCCGACCCGAGACGGCCCCCCTCGCCGTGTACACCGACCTGAACAGTGAGGGCACGATCAGCACCGGCTCGCCGGGTCTCGCGGTCGTGTACGTCCCGAACCAGACCCCGAACCGGTCGTGGCGGAAGGATCCCCTCGGGCAGAACCTCGGCCGCTCCGACCTCGACGGCATCGAGCACCTGATGGATCAGCTCGCGGAGACCATGTCGGACTGGATGCGTGCCCGCCGCGCCGCGCGCGCTCGCGTGCTGGTCGCGAAGGAACTCGCGAAGTCCGCCGGCCCCGGCCAGGCGTCCGTGATCGACATGGACCAGGAGACGTACGTCTCCACCGACATGTCAGCGAACTCGGGTTCCTCGCCGGCCCCGCTGTCGATGGCGGACCGCATGAACGTCATGCAGCCCACGTTCGACCCTGCCGGGTACAAGGCGACCGCGGACGAGCTGATCGAGCAGATCCTGCAGATGGCCGGCTACTCGATGTCGACGTTCGGTGTGCAGGGCGACCAGCGCGGCGACCGGACCGCGACGGAGATCGAAGCCCGCGAACGCCGCTCCCTGATGACCCGCGCCCGGAAGATCCGCATCTGGCGTCCCGCGCTCGAGGAGTACGTCGAGAAGCTGCTCGCCATCGACCGGGTGTTCTTCAACCACCCGAACCCGACCGAGGGCGTGCAGGTCGAGTTCTCCGACGGGGTGCAGGAGTCGCAGCTGCGTCTCGCGCAGACCGTGCAGGCCCTGTACGCGTCGGAGTCCGCGTCCGTCGAGGAGCGCGTCAGCATGCTGCACCCCGACTGGGACGAGACGCAGATCGGTGAAGAGGTCGCCAAGATCAAGGACGAGTTCGCGCACACGCTCCCCGACCCGACCATGAACCCGTTCGGTCAGGCCGATGGCGCAGCAGCCGTCTGAGCCGTCGTCGCAGCAGATCGCGGCGGCCCTGATCGGCTTGTACGTCCTCGCTGAGCACGAACTCCTCGCGGGCCTGACCGCTGTGCTGCGTGCACCGTGGTCGGTTCAGCGGGACGCGATGATCCTGAACCGTGCCCGCCTGCTGGTGAGGCAGGTGCTCACGTACCTGACGGCACGGTCCACGCCGATGCTGCAGGCGATGGTCACGGCCGCGTCGGCGGAGGGACGCCGCGACGCGGAGCTCGTGCTCGAGCGCGCGCTTCGTGCCGGCGGCGGTGCGGGCGGCCGTGTCCCCCCAGGCCGTGACGTGACCCTCCCCGGCGGGGAACCGTTCGACCTGTCCCTGTCGCATGGTGAGCGGGCGGCGCGCGCGATCCGCGACGACATCACATCGTCGCTCGCGGATGTGCGGTTCCGCATCACCCGCCTCCCCGACGACATCTACAAGATGATCGCCCCGAACGGCGCGATACGGCAGGTGCTCGACAACCAGGTCACGCCGGCGCAAGCGCAGGCGATGGCGTGGCGGGTGTTCGTGTCGCAGGGCATCACCGGGTTCACCGACAAGTCGGGCCGGAACTGGTCGCTGTCGGCGTACGTGGAGATGGCGGTGCGCACCGCGGCGACCCGGGCGTACAACGCGTCCCATCTGGCCCGGATGCAGGCGCTCGGCGTGGAGTACTTCACTGTCGACGACACGGGTCACCCGTGCCCGCTGTGTTTCCCGTGGCAGGGCCGCGTGCTCACGTTCGCCCCGGTCCCGTTCCCCGCTCTGCCCGTCGACGCGACGATCGCGGAAGCGACCGCGGCGGGCCTGTTCCACCCGAATGCGATCCTCGGAAACGGCCCGGTTCGGGTGCTCGGTGAGGCTGAGAACGGCGTGAAGGCGTGGTACTCCGGCCCGTCAGTACACCTGACGACTGCGCGGGGTCATGACCTCACCGTCAGCCCAGATCATCCGGTGCTCACCGCGACCGGATGGCTGCCCGCGAAGGCTCTCCGCGAGGGCATGCAGGTATTCAGCACTGCCAGTAGTGAGCGTCCGGAACTGGTTCCCGTACCGGACGTGAATCTCCACGACCCACAGACCACGTTCGAGGACGAACTCGATGCGCTCGCGGCGCTGGGAGGCCTGGCGCGAGTTCCCGCCGCCGCTGACGATCTCCACGGCGATGGGCGCTTCATCCAGGGCGAAATCGAGGTTGTAGTGGCCGATCGGCGGCTGCTGCCGATAGTGGAGTCCCGCGGCGTCGAGCAGGGCAGCGAAAGCGACTTCGTGCGGGCCGATGTGCAGGCCCTTCTGGGAACGGGTGCGCGCGCGGCGCTGCTTGACAGCCTCTGTGTCCATGGTGCGGTAGCTCGGACCCTGGCGGATGCTGACGCCGCGGTCGCGGAGACGCCGACGGATCGTCGTGTCGCTGACGCCGAATCGGTGAGCGAGATTCTCAGCGGTCTCGCCGCTGGTGTAGAGCCGGACGAGTTGGTCAACGTCGAGTTCCTTCACTTCGAAGGGCATGCCTACGACCTCCAAACGTCGACGGGCGCCTACGTCGCTAGCTCGATCTTAGTACATAACTGCCGCCACACGCTCCTGCCCGTCTACCCGGGGGTGACGGTCCTCCCGGAACCGCAGGTGTGGGCCGAGGAGATGCAGGCGAACTACGACCTGTCGCAGAAGCAGCGTCGCCTCGAACTTGAGGTGCGGAAAGCGAAGCGGCAGCTCGAGTTCGCGGTGTCCCCGGAGACCCGCGCGGACGCGCGCACGAAGGTGCAGGCCGGGCAGGCGAAGATCCGCGACTTCATCGCCGAGACCGGGTTCGCCCGCGACTCCCGCCGTGAGCAGGTCGATCTGACCGACGGCCGTATCAAGCTCCCGACTCCCATCCGGTAGCCGGGTCATCAGCGCTGGGTTTGCCTCCAGAGAAGAGGGCATGGGACGCCATGTTCATCGGCTCGACGTATCGCGGTCGCTAAGCGCGAAGTGGTGGGTGCGGCTCAGGTGCCGCCTAACGGGGAACGCAGCCAGCGGACGCCCACCACGCCCCCAACTTCGAAGGAGAGACATGGTCAACGCGACGACGATCCCCACGGCTGTTGTCACCGGCGTCACGAAGGCGCTCCTCCCGGTCGTGATCGACTGTCAGGCGCTCGTCCTGGAGGCGAAGCAGGCGCACTGGAACGTGCGCGGCGCGAACTTCATCGGCGTGCACAAGCTGCTCGACAAGCTCGTCGACAACGCGCTCGACTATGCGGACCTCGCCGCGGAACGCATCATCGCTCTCGGCAGCCCCGTGGACGCGAACCTCGCGACGGTGCAAGCGCAGTCGACGCTCCCCCCGATCACGCCCGGCTTCGCGCAGTCGGACGCCCTCATCGCGCAGGTGCTGGCCCAGATCGACGCGGCTCTCGCGACGGTCCGTGCGGCGGTGGAAGCGCTCGACGAGATCGATCAGGTGTCGCAGGACGTGGTCATCGAGATCGCTCGCGGCCTCGACAAGGACCGCTGGTTCCTGTTCGCGCACATCGCCTGACCATGTCCGATCTGAGCCGTCGCGCAGCGGCTCGTGAACGCCGCCGCGCGCTGATAACCGTCCCGCCGAGCGCGGGCTCATCCCCAACCGACCCCCACGAGCCTGGCGCTCAGAAGGAGACACCGAACATCATGCCCGAACCCGAAGTCACTCCCACCCCGACCGAGCAGCAGAAGCCCGCGGAGACGCCCGCCGAGAACCCTGCGGAGAGGGTCGAAGACCTCCCCGAGTGGGCGCAGAAGCTCATCAAGGACACCCGCAAGGAAGCGGGAGACCACCGCACCGCGGCGAAGGCAGAGAAGGACCGTGTCGCCGCGATCCTCGCCGCCGCGGGCATCAAGCCCGACGAGCCCGACCCGGTCAAGGTCGCTCAGCAGGCCACCGAAACCGCGAACGCCGCAGTGCGGAAGCTCGCCGTGTTCGAGCAGGCCACCGCCGCCGGCGCAGACCCGACGAAGCTCCTCGACCGAGCATCGTTCCTCACTTCCATCGCCGGGATCGACCCGACCGATGGTGCAGCGATCAAAACGGCCATCGAAGCCGCGATCGCTGCGGACCAGACCCTCAAGGCGACCCGGGCGGTCGGCGCGAGCACTGTCGAAACTCCCGGCGGGCCCGGCGAGCAGGGACAGATCACCGAAGCGCAGCTTGCGCAGATGACCCCCGAGCAGATCGCAGACGCCCACTCCAAGGGGCAACTGAACCACCTGCTCTAACCTCGAAAGGAGCCCGCCGTGGCTTTCAACAAGTTCAAGCCGGAGATCTGGAGCGCGCTGCTCCTCGTCGCTCTCCGCAAGTCCCTCGTGTACAGCGCGTTCACGAACCGCGACTACGAAGGCGAGATCGCCGAAGCGGGCGACACCGTCCGCATCACGTCGGTCGGTCGCCCCACGATCGCGAACTACGTGCCCGGTCAGACGGTCATCTCCCCGGAGACGGTCGCGGACAGCCAGCGCACCCTCGTCGTGGACCAGGCGAAGTTCTTCGCCTTCCAGGTCGACGACGTCGACAAGCGGCAGGCGAAGGGCGGCATCCTCGACCAGCTGAAGGACGAGGCTGCGTACGCGTTCGCCGACACGGTGGACCAGTACATCGCATCGTTCTACACGTCGATCCAGACGGCCAACCAGCTCGGCTCGATCAGCGTCTCCGCCGCGACCCCCTCGCAGGCGTACGACAACGTCCTCGTCCCCCTGAAGGTCCGCCTCGACAAGGCGAACGTCGCTACCCAGAACCGGTCCGTCGTGGTCACCCCCGACTTCCACGGTGTTCTGCTCCGCGACCCCCGCTTCATCAAGGTGAACGAGGCGGGCACGTCGGAGGGCCTCCGCAACGGTATGGTCGGCCGCGCCGCCGGCTTCGACATCCTCCTCTCGAACAACGCCCCGAACACGTCCGGGTCGGAGTTCGCGACGATCGCCGGCAACGACCGTGCGATCACGTTCGCCGAGCAGATCAACAAGGTCGAGGCGTACCGGCCCCAGTCCTCGTTCTCCGACGCCGTCAAGGGCCTCCTGCTCTACGGCGCGAAGAACGTCCGTCCCGACTCGCTGGCGAGCGCGCTCGTCACGGTCACGGCCTGAGAAAGGAGTGCTGACACATGGCACGCGCAACCCTCACCCCGACCCCGTTCGCCCCGAACGCGGGCATCGCCGACCCCGCCGGAACCGCGTCGGTCGCGGGCGCAGGCAACGGCTTCACGATCCCCGCGCAGGGATCGAAGCTCGTCCTGCTCCGCGTCACGAACGGCACCGGCGGCTCCGGCACCGCATCGATCCTCGCCGGCTCGCAGCCGTCGGCGATCGCGTCCGGCCAGGGCCCCCTCGTCGACACCGTCGGCGCGGGAGCGACCCGCTGGATCGGCCCGTTCGAGTCCGCCCGGTTCCAGCAGCCGGACGGCACCCTCGCGATCGAGACGTCCGTGGTCATGACGGTCACGGCGTTCACGGTCGACGGCCGCTACGTGGGCTGATCCCATGGCCGAGACCGAATCGACCGAGCCGACCGAGACTCCCCACGTCTTCATCCGAGGAGAGGGCGGCGGCATCTTCAAGATGGACCTCCCCCTCCACGAGTCGATCGAGGAGCGTCTCATCAAGGGCCACCTGACCCGCGTCGCGAACGCGGAAGGCGACCCGTACGACCCGACGACCGACACCACGCAGGTGGCGTCGACGCCGACGGAACGTCCCCCGCTGAACGCGAACAAGGCGACCTGGGTGGGCTGGGCGGTGGCGAACGGCATGAAGCCGGACGACGCCGAAGCAGCCACCAAGGACGACCTGATCGAGAAGTTCGGCGTCCAGAAGTAACCGCCTGGTGGGCGGGGCCTCACCCGCCCCGCCCACTGGCACCACTCGACGAAGGGAACCAGCCGTGAGCATGTACTTCGGGAACTTCGTCGTCCCCTCTCTTCTCGCGCAACCCGATGACCTCGCCGCATGGACGGGCGCGGGAGCGCCCGCGAACGCCCTGGCGGTGCTCCGGTCGTGCACGACGCTCGTCCTCGAAGGCGTGCAGGGCACGATCTACGACGTCGACCCTGACACGGGCCTCGCCACGGACCCGGTCATCGCCGGCGCGCTCCGCGACGCGACCTGCATTCAGGCGGCCGCGTGGATCGCGCTGAACATCGACCCGGCGACGGGCGGTGTGCTGCAGGCGTCGAAGACGGCCCGGTCGAAGGCGATCGGCTCCGCCCGCGTCGAGTACTCCGACTCCGAGGTGCAGGCCGTCACCGCCGCGCGCGCCGCCGCCTACCGCGGCCTGGTGCCGGAAGCCGCACGGTTCCTGCAGCAGCGGAACCTGCTCGGCACGAACGTGTGGACGATCGGATGAGCGACGAGCTCGCGGACTTCTACGTCCACACCGTGACCGTGGAGACCCACCAGGGCACGAACGGGTACGGCGCGGACGTCCTCGAAGCCCCCCACATCCTGACCCCGCCCGACACCGGGTGCTTCGTTGAACGGAAGCGTCGCCTCGTGCGCGACAAGGCCGGCGAGCAGGTCGTGTCCGAGACGACCGTCTACACGTACCGGGACGCCGAGCCACTGTTCACCGTCGACTCCGTAGTCACCATCGACGGGGTCGCATCCCGAGTGCTCACCGTCGCCGTGTCCGACTCCGGCGGCCTCGAACTCCCCGACCACATCGCGGTCTACCTGACCTGAGAGGGACGACCATGGACGACGGCCGCCTGTTCGACAAGCTCACAGCCCTCGAGGAAGCCGTCGACGACCTCACCCCTCTCGCCGTCGGCCGCGGCATGGAGCACGTTCGCGGCGTCGCGGCGACGCTCACCCCGATCCGGTCCGGGCAGCTCGTCGGCGCGGCGGGCGTCACCGTCCACGGCGACGAGGCCGAACTCACCTACCCCGGACCGTACGCCCGCCGGCAGCACTTCGAGCTGGACTGGAAGCACACGCACGGGCAGGCACTGTACCTCGAGCAGCCGATGCGCACCGAGGCGGACGCCGTCATGCAGATCATGGCCGACACCCTCGGCGCGGCGTTCTGATGGGCACCACGACGGAACTCCTCGAAGGGTTCGCGCAGCTGCTCGCCGACGCGGGCCTCGCCGCGTGGAACCCGACCGGCGTGTACGCCGACGACACGCTCGGGATCTTCATGAAGCTCATGCCGACGAGCCCAGACCGGGCGGTGACCCTCACCATCGTCGACACCACCGACGACCCGACCATGCCGCTCGGCGCGAAGATGCTGCAGGTCCGCGGCCGCGGTGCCCCCGGTGACCCGACCGATGTCGACGACATCCTCGACCCGATCTTCACCGCCCTCCACGGGCTCACGGGCGTCACGTTCGGCTCCCAGACCGTCATCCAGTGCCTGCGCCGCATCTCCGCACCGATGGGCATGGACCAGTCGAAGCGGTGGGAACGCGCCGACCAGTTCTACCTCGACGTCGACGCCCCACCCAGCACCCTGCGCCCCGACCGTGGGGCGTGGTGATCCCCACCCTCTGACCACCGACACTCCCGTCGGTGCCCGCCCCCGAACCGCTTGGTGAGGGGCTTTCACCCTGCCCCGATCAGCCTGAGGAGGCTCATCATGACCACCGCTCTCGCCCGCCGGTTCAAGCTCGACGTCTCGTCGATCGCGAACCCGACCGTCTGGGTGCCTTTCAAGGGCATCAACGACCTCAACACCCCCGTCACCCCGAACCTGCAGGCCGCCGACGACTACGACACCAACGGGTGGTCGTCGTTCGAGAAGACCATGCAGGGTTGGGTCGTCACCGCGAAGGCGCTCCGCAAGACGTCGGGCGGCACGTTCGACCCGGGCCAGGAACTCGTCCGCGGGCAGCAGCTCGGCTTCGGTGACGCCGGCCGCGTGAACGTCCGCTGGTACGACCGCAACGGCGGCCCCGAGGCGTTCCAGGGCGTCGCGATCGTCGGCTGGGCGCCGTCGAAGACCGGTGTCGCCGACCTCGACGAGATCACGGCGACGTTCACCGGCGACGGCATCCTCGCCCCGATCTCGAACCCGTTCAGCGACCCGCTGGTGCCCGTCCTGCTCGGTGCGACGCCGTCGGGCGCCGCGGCCGGGTCGATGGTGCAGATCACCGGTTCCGGATTCGCCGGCGTGACCGGCGCCACGGGCGTGAAGATCGGCGGCACGAACGCGTCGAGCTACTTCGTCGTGTCCGACAACGTGATCGTCGCGATCATGCCCGCTGGTTCCGCGGGCTCCGCCCCGATCACGGTCACCAACCCGACCGGCACCTCCACCGCGCTGCCGTACACGCGCGGCGCGTAACCCAACCCCCCGGGCGCACGTGTGGGGATGCGTGCGCCCGGGGCTCATCCCCACAGGAAGGATCCCCACACCATGACTCTTCGCGAGTTCACCGAGTTCGCCGCCGGCCCGCTGCAGTTCCCGTACCAGGGGAAGGTGTACACCGCCCCGGAGGTCGGTATCGAGCTCGGTCTGCGCCTCAACGGCATCACGAATCTGGGGCAGGAAGCGGAACTCCCGTTCCCCGACCTGTGGCCCGATCTCTTCGGCCCCGCCTACGACGAGATGCGCGCTGACGGCGTGCCGGTCGCGTTCGTCACCCGCGCCGCGGCGACCGTCATCGCCGACTTCCAGTACGGCCGCGAGTACGCGACCGCGATGTGGGAGACCGGTGCCGACCCAAAAGCAATGGCGGAGTACATGAAGTCGAAGGGGAATCGGGCTACGCGGCGATCGCGCAGTACGGGTGGGGCGAGCAAGACCCCGTCACCGGCATCTTCGAGGGCTACGACCTCCCGAAAGAGCTGACGAAACCCGCCGGCACAAGCGTCTCCTTCGACGCCGTGTTCGAGCAGTGGACGCTGCTCGTCGGCACGTTCCACCAGGTGCTGCACGTCGACCTCGAGTCCGTGTGGCGGGTGAAGTCGTGGCGCTGGTTCGCGGCACGCGTGAAGTTCCTCCTCTCCACCGACACACCTCTCGCACGCTACTTCGCGCCCGACGACCCACAGGAGGTGCCGCATGAATGAGCGCTGGATGGATCATCCGCAATATCCGCTCATTGAGGTGAGTGATCTCGGACGGGTTCGATCCGCTGCGTTCATTGGTGACGGCATCGTCGGTCGCCGCGGTTGGCACTACCGACCCCGTCTGCGGAAACTCACTGTGAACGACGACGGTTACCTCACCGTTCAGGTCGGCGCGTCTCCCGCAGGCCGCATGGTCAAGGTGCACACGCTCGTGTTGGAGACATTTGTCGGCCCGCGACCGGCCGGGATGGAAGTGCTGCACCTTGACGCGAATCGCGCCAATCCGGCTTTGAGGAATTTGCGGTACGGGACTCGCTCGGAGAACCAGCGTCAGCGAGTCGCTGACGGCAACCATCACCTTGCGAACAAGACGCACTGTTCGCGCGGGCACCGACTTGTTGCACCGAACCTCCGCGCACAAGGGATCAAGCACGGCAAACGACAGTGCCGTGCTTGCCACCTCGGAACGCAGTGGGCGCGTCGGCATCCTGGCGTCTCCTTGCAGGAGTCCTGCGACAAGTACTACCCGCCCGCCGAGTCGAGAACCGGGGGTCTGGCATGAGCGTTGATTCCGGTCCCACCACCGTCGGCAGCATCGTCGGGAGGCTGCGGATTGACCGCGACGAGTGGGTCGCTCAGCTCGCGGCGACGAAGAAGGACATTCACGACATCGAGTCGGCGAACCCGGACATCCGTGTGGGTGCGACGACCGGTGAGGCTGTCGCGAAGCTCGCCGCGGTGGATCGGCAGACTCAGCGTCTCTCGAAGACGACCGACGGGGTGACGGCGGCGGAAGCACGCCTCACCGCGGCGATGAAGGCCGCCGACGCCGCGTTCGCGCGCGCGGCCCTGGCGCAGACGCGCCTGAACGAGGTCCGCGACCGCGGCGTGACCACCGGGTCGCGTCTCATGTCCGCGGAGATCGCGCTGACGGAGGCCCTGCGCCGCCTCGACGCCGCGAACGAGAAGGCCACCGCCGCCGAGGCCGCTCTCGCCGCCGCGCAGCAGGCAGCGGCTGCGGCGGCGCTCGAGGAAGCCGCCGCGCAGGACGACGTCGAACGGTCCACGGTCAAGGCGAACGAAGCGAACCGCACCAACGTCACCCGTGTGGGCGCGATCGCGACCGCTGTCGCGCTGCTCGTCCCGCTCCTGGCGCCTGTCGGTGCTGTAGCGATCGGTATCGCCGGCGCGCTGCTCGGGATGGGGTCGGCCGGTATGCTCGCCCTGTTCGGCATCCGCAAGGAGATGCAGGACGGCACCGCGGTCGGCACGATGTACCGCGCCGGCCTCACCGAGTTGCTCGGCATGTTCGACACCCTGTCGCGCACGGCCGCGGTGAACATGCTCGGCTCCTTCCGCAGCGTCGTCAGCCAACTGCAGGCGGACATGCCCGCGCTGAACACGCAGGTCGCGCAGTTCTCCGGGATCCTCGGCCGCACGGGCGCCGCGGCCGTCGGCGGCACGATCGCCGCGCTGCGCATCCTGAACCCCCTGTTCCTCACCGCGGGCGTGTACGTGCAGTCCCTCGCGGAGGGGTTCCAGCGGTGGGCGACGGGGAGCGGGATCGAGAAGTTCACCGGCTACGCCCTCTCGATGCTCCCTACCGTCACCGACGTGCTCGGGCGGTTGGCGTCGATGGTGATGCACATCCTCGAAGCCCTCGCGCCCCTCGGGACCATCGGTATGGCCGTTCTGTCCGGGATCTCCGACGTCATCAGCAACATCCCTGTGGATGTGCTCAGCGCTCTGATCGTGAGCGTCACGTGGGGTGCGATCGCGTTCAAGGCGTGGGGGTTCATCGCGCCGATGCTCGCCGCTGTTGCGGAATCGATGGCGTATGCGACGAACTCCATGAACCTCTTGAACGGGGCCATCACGATCGGCACCGGCCCGATTGGCTGGGTCGTCGCTGGGCTGAGCGCGCTCGCTGGGGTGCTCGCGGTCGTCATTGCGAGCAACAACGGTGCAACGGCCGCGATGCAGAACTACACGGCTGCCGTCGAAGCGGACTCCGGCGCGATCGGACGCAACGTGAAGGCCGCTGCCGCGAAGGCTCTGCAGGACGCCGGCACCCTTGATGCCGCGAAGCGGCTTGGGATCTCGCTGCAGGACGTTACGGCTGCCGCGCTGGGGCAGCAGGATGCCGTCAACCGGGTGAACAAGGCTCTTTCGCAATACAGCGGTAGTTCCGCCGCCACGGGTCATGTGGTTGGGCAGCAGGCGGACGATGTCGAGAATCTTCGGAAGTCGATCGGCGGTCAGACGGACGCCATCAACGCGACCATTTCCGCCTACCAGAACCTTCAAGCCGCTCTGGTCGACACCACAGCGACCTCGAACGCGCAGGCGGCCGCCGACACCGCCGCGGCCGCGGCGCTCGGCATCAGCGTCACCGCCATCCAGGCCGCCCGCGCCTCCCAGAAGGACATGAAGTCGTCAACGGAGGACGCCACGGCGCAGATGTACCTGCAGTCGGATGCCGCGGGCCTGCTGAAGCAACAGCTCGACCTCCTCAACGGCAAGGCGATCTCCGCCGCCGACGCGCAGAACCGGTTCGATTCGTCGCTCGCGAACATGGGCCAGCACATCGACAAGACCGGCAAGGACGTGAAGCGCGCGACGACGAGCCTCGAGGGCATGTCGGCGGCCGCGGTCGCGAACCGAGGGGAACTGATCTCGTCGGTGCAGGCCGCGCAGAACGCCGCGCAGGCCTACCGCGACAACGGCGCGAGCAGCGATGACGCGCGGCAGAAGCTCGTCGACATGAAGAAGGCGATCATCGAGCACGCGGTCGAGCTCGGTGAGGACCGGAAGCAGGTCGAGGCGTTCGTGAACTCGATCTTCCAGATCCCCGAGTCCGTGCCGCAGACGAAGATCGAGGTCGACACGGAGGCCGCGAACGCTCAGATCGCGGCGCTGAAGAAGAACCTCGACCAGCTCAGCCGCAACGTGGACATCGCCGTCACCCTGCACGGGGCGGAGAACCTCAGCAACGTGCAAGGTCTCGTGAAGTTCGCGAACGGTGGCACACCGCGTGGTCTCGCGGCCGGCGGTGGGGGCAGCGTGGTCGGCCGCGGCACTGCCGGATCCGACAGTGCGGGGCTCTATCGGCTCGCGAACGGTGAAGAGGTGACCTCGAACATCTTCGGGCAGGCGGACCGGAACCGTGCGCTGCTGAAGCAGATCAACGCCGGGTACACACCGCAAATGCAGACCCTTCAAGCCGCACCGGCGGCGACGAGGGCCTCTGAGACTCACGTCCACATCAACGTCACCGGTGTGAACCAGGAGGACCCTCGAGTGCTCGGCATGATCATCGGTGACCGTGTGACGCGCGCGCTCGCGGCGGTGCCGAAGTGAGCGGGACCGTCACGCTGACGTCGCCGCTGGGCAGCGTCACGCTGTACACCGCGAACCAGTACCGTGACGGCGCGTTCCAGGCCGGCGCGCAGTTCTTCCACGACTGGTACACGCTCTCCGACTCGAAGACCGAGATCCGTGAGCGTGCCGCCGCGGACGGCGCGTTCGGCATCGACCGGGACTGGCGATCATCGCTGCCGCTGAACCTCACGGGCCGGTTCCGTGGGGCGACGTGGGGTCAGATGCTGATGAGCTTGCGCGCCGTGCTCTCGGCGGGCACCCCGGTGACGGTGACGGTCGACGACGCGATCGGGGTGTCCTCCCGCATCGTGTCGGTCCGGCATTTCGAGCCGTCGCCGAACCCTGGCGCCCAGTACGTCGAGTTTCAGGCCGTGCTGGTCGCGACCGACGCGCGCATGTTCGGGCCGACTCAGACCGCCACGGCGACCCCGCCGACGTCCGGGACCGGGCAGGCGTGGCCGCAGGTGTTCCCCGTCGACTGGGGCACTCCGGGCGGCGATGGGCGCGCGTCCGCTATGAACGGCGGGTCGGCGGTGTCGCCGCTGACGATGACGGTCACGGGCGGTGCGGACGGTGTCGAGCTGGTCGAGACGACGTCGGGACGCATCCTCCGACTCGAGCGGTTCATCCCGGTCGGGGCGACGGTGGTGTTCGATGCGGACGCCGGGGCCGTGTACCTCGAGGTGCCCGAGAACGACCTCACCGGGTTCATGACCCGGCGGGAGTGGGACGGGTTCCAGATCGCGCCGTTCGGCAGCCGCACAGTCCAGTTCAACCCGCTCGGCACGCTGGTCGGCTCCCCGCTGCTCACCCTCGTGTGGGCTGACGCGAATTGAGGACGGATGCTGCGCTGGTTCATCGCTGACCTTCGGACGGGGCGGCAGGTCGTCGACGTGCAGGTCATGGCGGAGTCGACGTGGTCGCGGGCGCTGAACAGCGCGGAGCAGATCACGGCGGTCCTGAACATGCAGGACCCCGCGACCATCGCGTTGAAGCCGCGTCAGGCGATGGCACCGGGCCGCTCGATCCTCGCTGTCGCGATCGGTGACCTGATTCTCGCCGCCGGCCCGATCTGGAAGCACGGATACGACCGCGACAAGAAGACGCTCACGGTGACGGCGCTGGGCATGTGGTCGTACTTCGATCACCGTTTCCTGCTGCCCGTCGTCGCGGCCACCGCCGACGTTGGGACGTTCATCGTCCCCGATCCGGCATCGGCCGGGAAGACGATGCCGAACAGCGCGCTGGCGACCAACCTCACCGCGCTCGAGTACGGCACCATCGCGAAGCGGTGGGTGCAGCAGGCGCAGGCGTGGACGGGCGGGAACGTGCCGGTCGTGTTCGAGGACGACCGCGCAGGGATCCACGACCGCAACAACGACGCCGTCGACTTCAAGAACATCGGCACCCTCCTGAGTCAGCTCACTCAGCTCGAGGACGGGCCCGACATCCGATTCCGGCCCCGGTTCACCGCCGACCGGCTCGGGGTCGAGTTCCTCCTCGAGACCGCGACGGACGCCGACCGGCTCCTCGCCGGCGACAGCGTCCACACGTGGACGGTCGGCGTGCACGGCACCGGGGTCTCCGCCCTCACCGTCGACTCCGACGGCACGCAGCTTGCGAGCATCGCGTGGGCGTCCGCAGGTCGAGGGATCGACTCGGTGCTCGTCTCCCGCACGACCGACACGACACTCCTCGACCTCGGCTTCCCACTGCTCGAAGCGCTCGACACGTCCCATTCCACGGTCGTGTACCAGTCCACCCTCGACGGCTACACCGCACAGGAAGCCGCGATCGGCCGTTCCGTCCTCGAGACCTGGACTTTCACCGTGGAGGCCGCACGGCAGCCGTACCTCGGCGCGTACTGGGAGGGCGACTGGTGCGTCGTCACGATCCCCCGCTACGACCCCGACAGCGGCGTCGGCGACCCCTACCTGTTCGAACCGACCACGACGCGGCGGCGCATCGTCGCGATCGATGGAGACGCGAAGGGAATCACCGTGAACGTGACGACGCAGGCGGCGCACGATGGGTAGCGGCTACTCCACGCCCGCTCAGGGTGAACTCGGCGCCCTGATCCGCGAGCTGCAGAGCATCCAGCGCCGGCTCGATGAGCTCGAGACCCCCACGGGGACGAGCGTGAACAGCCTCGTCGCGCAGGTGCAGCAAGCGATCGCGAACATCACCGCGACCGTGACCGCCGCGATCGACCTCAACTCGTACACGAAGGCGGAGATCGACGCGAAGGTCGCGTCGCCCGGGGCGATCACACCGACGACGGTCACGGCGTCGGGCGCGATGTCCGCGACCGACGTGACGGCCTCGGGCCAGGTGAGTTCCAACGGTGCGCCCCTGAAATCGCAGCCGTCATACAACTATCCGGTCGCGACTTCGTACAAGGGCGCGTGGATCGATGGGGCGACCTACCAGATCGGATACTCCTCCTCCGCGGGAGTGACTAAGACCGGGCTGACCGCGATGACCGCGGATGACGTGAATCGGTTCCTGTCATTGACTCCTTACTGGGGTCGATACGTGTGGGACGCCGACGATTCACCAGCCAAGGTGTTCCTACTTGCCGGCGACGTGCAGGCCGCCGGCTTTGGCCCGGATGTCGCCCCAGTGGTGGACACCACGGAGCCGCTGCACATGGTCGGCCCGGACGGGGCCTCGATCCTCGGAACCGACGGCAATCCTGTGGTGATCCCCGTCGGCGAGGCGTACTCGATCAACTACTCGCAGCTCGTCGTCCCTCTGCTCGCGGTGGCGCGCGCGGAACGCGCCGCACGCACCGATCTCGAGGCGCGTGTGTCCGACCTCGAAACCCTGATGAAAGGACGCTCATGACTCTCACTCCGTCATGGCCCGGCGTGTCCGGCGCGGCGACGACCACACACGTTCGGAAGGCGCTGAGCGGCCTGTTCGCGACCAGCGCGACAGGTGCGCTGCGCGCCGGGATCCTGTCGGGCGCGAGCGCGCTCGTCACCGCCCGCAGCGACATGAACGTCGACGTACAACCGTTCACCGGCGTCGCGTCGCAGTTCGGTGGGGCGATCATCTTCGCAAACGACGGGGTGATCCAACTGGATGCCCCGCTGATCTCCCCGACCGCGGGCACGAACTTCTACGTGGTGTACGCGAAGCAGAACGAGCACACATCACCCGGGACGGACGCGAACGACGCTCAGGTCGCGTCGGCCGCGCTGTCGACGGTCGACTTCGCGACCGCGCGCGCCGCGCTGCCGCCGGGGGCGCTCGAGCTGGCGACGGTCCAGATGCCCGCCGGAAAGGCGTCGACGAACGCGTCCGGCGTGATCATCCTTCCCTCCTACACGTACACGGCGCCTGCGGGAGCCGTGGTGCCTGTGCGCAACTCGGACGAGCGGGCCGCGTGGGCACCGGCTGACGGGGACCTGTGCTTCCAGATTGATACGGAGGTCATGTATCAGCGTCTCTCTGGAAACTGGGCTCCCATTGGGTCGGGTGTGGCGTTGCTGTCTCAGACGGGCTCCGGCACGTCGGCGGAGATCCCGGCGACCACGGCGGGAACCACAGTCCTTACGAAGACGTTCACCGGGACCGGTGGGCTGGTAGCGATCACCGCCGCCGGCCGCATCTACACCGGCTCGGAGCTGCAGGGCGGCATCAAGATACTCATCGACGGGGTGCCGGTCGGGGGCGAAACACCGTATGACACGGTCACGGGAACAGGGATAGCTGTCGGGACGCACTTCAGCCGGACAGTGTTCACTCGGGCCGCGAGCGGAACACGGACCGTGACGCTCGTCATCTCCAACACGCAACCGAACACGGCGTCCGCGTACGGTCTGATGCTCGAAGTATTCGAGATGTGATGATGCCTCGCTACAAGAACGGGCAAGTCCCCACCGACGTGCTGGTGAAGATCGCCTCGGGCACGAACACTGACGGCTACTGGGAGCACCTGCTCCCACCTGCAACGCTCCTCAAGCACAACGCGCTCGTCGCGCTTGGGCAGAAAGCGTCCGGCCGCACCTTGCAGATCACGCCGGGCTACAACGCGTACCGGCCGCTCGCCGCGCAGACACTCGCGAAGAAGAACGCGATCGCCGCCGGCCGCCCCGGGGATGCCGCCGCACCGGGGACGTCGTCGCATGGCCTCACTTTCCGGGGTGCGATCACCGGGAACGTTGAGGCCGACTCGGCGGCGATGGACTACGGCAACTGGCAGTACGTGTTCGGGACGTACGCCGCGTTCGCGGCTGCGTGCACGGCGGTCGGGTTGATCCCCGGAGTCTTCTCCTGGGAGCAGTGGCACGTCATCGACCTTGACCCGTGGGCTGCGATATCCGCCTCCACCTCATCCACCCCCTTCCCTATTGAGGAGCTTGACATGACTGACATGATCCTGGTTCACCATGAGTCCGCTGACTGGCGCAACGGCACCGTCCTGGCCGCTGCTGGTCACTGGCACCCGTTCTCCGGTGAGGAGTGGCAGTACGCGTCCTCTAAGACCCGGACGGACGGTAAGCCGATCTTCGATGGTGTGCCCATCGTGAACACCGACGGTAACCCGCGCGCATACGACCTGCTGCGGAACATGTACTCGCCTGTCGTGCAGGCGACGACGCTCGCTGACGCTGACCTCGCGAAGCTCGTCGAACAGATCGCCGCGAAGCTCCCCACGATCACTGGTGCGACTCCCGACCAGGTGCAGCAACTTCTCGTGAACGCTCTTGGCGGCCTCACCCTGAAGGCGTCGTGAGCGCCGGACCCGTATCCCGCATGAGCCGGGTCTGGTGGTTCGTTTCCGCCGCCGGCGTGCTCACGTTCCTGATCTCCGGGCTCATCCTCCTGGGCGGTACCCGCGCGCCCGACGGTGAGTCGTGGCTGCGGGATCCGGACAGCATCATCCTCCAGATCCTCGTTGTTGTCGGCGCGATCATCAGCGTCGGTGCACCGGCTGCGGGCAAGCTGCAGCGCATCGGCACTGGGGTCGAGAAGACCGTCGACCACGTCGTGAACTCGCACGGCGGAACGATCCTGCGCGACGACATCGACGAACTGAAAGACCTCGTGAAGGCCGTCCGCGTCGAGCAGAAGCAGCAGCGCGACGACATCATCGGCATCCGCGAGGAGATCGGACAGATCCGCAGGTCGGAACGTGACCAGTGGAACGCGATCGAGAACACCGCAAACCGCACCCGAAAGGAAACCTGACCATGTCCCTGAACAGCATCCCTGCCGTGACCGTCGACGCCGGTGCGCTCGGCTCGGTCATCGAGAACCCGTCGACCCGTCGGAAGGTGTACAGCGTGTGGGTGATCATCGGACTCGCGCTGACGGGTGTCGTCGCGGCGCTCACGGCCGGTTCCGGTTCGTTCGTGCTCGCCCAGCAGGCGGGCCTCCCGTGGCCCGCTGCGGTCGGTATCGCTGTGCTCGCCGGCGCGGCCGGCGCGTACGGCGCCCTGTCGCCGCAGATGGCGATGCTCGCCCGCGCGAACACGCCGGCCGCTTCGGTGCCGGCTGTCGTCGCGCCCCCCGTGACGGACACGGCGCCTGCGGACGTCGTCGTGTCGTCGGACGCGCTCCCGTCGGCCGGTGACTGATGACGTACGAGAAGGTTCGGCCGGGCGGGTGGCGTGACCGCCCGTACCTGTCGACGGCGCTGAACCCGTCGGCGCTCGACCACTTCGAGGAAGGCATCTACGAGGCGTCGGTCGCCGCCGAGAACGCGCTCCCGAACACGCCCGACGGGCGCACCGAGCTCGCTGCGTCGCCTGAACTAAGTGCGGCCTTTGTGCGGGCGTTCGCTGGCACAACGATCACATACGACGGTTCCGGGAACGTCACGGCCGTGACCGAGGGCGAGATCACGACGACCTACACGTACAACCCAGACGGGACCGTGGCGACAGACACGCGTCTCGGCGTCACCCGCGAGTACACGTACGACGGCTCGGGCAACCTGACCAGCATCGAGGAGGTGTGATGGACCCCGTCACTCTTGGCATGGCGAAGACAGATGCGAAGCGGCGTATCGCGTCCGATGCTCGCGTCAACCGTGGCCGCCTTGTCGCGGTCGGCGACTCGATCACGGAAACGAACTCGTCCCGTCTGAACAACATCTGGGGCAACTCGTGGGTGACTTTCGCCGTGCTCGCCTCCGCAGGGCGGCTGACGCACGTCTATACCTGTGCGAAAGGTGGCGCGAACACGACCACTGTGCGGGGGTTGTGGAACACCGAAGTTGTGGGCGCTGGCCTGGACTACGACCTGCTGGCCATCGCCGATGGCACGAACGACACCGCCCCGCTGACGGAGACCCTGCCGAACAACCAGGCGATGATCGACCATGCCCTGGGCGTGGGCGCGCGCGTTGTCGTCGCGACGATCCCGCCGGCTGGCTCGCAGGCCGTTACAGCACCTGCGGACTTCACGCTCACCGCCCTCCCCGGATACGCGGGCGGTACCCTTCCGGCAGGCACGTACTACTACCAGATCGTGACACGCACCTCGCTCGGTCAGAGCACACCCACCGTGGAGAAGTCGGTCACCCTGTCTGCCGTAGGTGCGGTGCGGATCGATTGGACTCCCGCGCCTGGAGCGACGGGATACAGTGTCTGGGGCCGCACGACGGGCGCGTCCAAGCCGTTGGTGTGGCAGAACGGGACCGGCACCGCGCAAGCGACCCCGCAGAACACGTTCACCGACACGGGCGCAGCCACGACGGCAGCGACGATGCCCAGCACGAACACCACGGCCAGCACCGCCCCAACCGACACGGTCAAGACAAAGATCGCAACGGTCAACGGGGTCAAGCGCACCCTTGCACGGCGCTACGGCATCCCCGTCATCGACCAGTTCGCGCGACTGCACGACTGGTCGGCGGGTCGTTACAAGCCGGGGCTCTGCTCGGACGGCACACACCCCACGACCATTGCAGAGCGAAGCATGGGGGTGACGTTCGCGGATGCCATGGTGAACGTGATCCCCGTTGCCGAGCCCGAGCTGTGCCGCACGCGGGATGACCCACTGAGCATGCTCGCCCTCCAAGCCGACGGCGAGTTCACGGGCCTGTCCACACGCGGGCTGCTCTACCCGAAGAACACCGGCGACAACCGCCCCGCGAACTGGTCGTGGTACGGAGACACAGCCACCGCCGCGTCAACGCTCACCACGGACCCGAATGTCGACGGGTACGTCTACACGATCTCCCGCACGGCATGGAGCGGCGCGTATTCCGACATCAGCAGTTTCACCGACTGGACACCCGGTGATCTGGTCTACCTCGCATTCAAGCTCAAGACGGCCGGGCTGGACGCGATCGAAGGCGGATCGGTGACAGTGGCGATCAAGGCGATCGGATCGACACGGGCCACCTACCTCTGCTCGATGGGCATCTCCCGCGATGCACCCATAACGAGCCTGCCGGGCGGCTGGGCAGTATGGCGCAGCGAGTCACGCATCCCCGCGGGCACGACGTCGCTGCAACTGTCGTTCGGCGTCGTCGGAGCAGGCGTGTCCGCGTCCATCGCCCAGATGACCGTCCGAAACCTGACGCGCCTCGGGCTCACCTGACCCGCACTAAACACGAAGTATGCGTGCGGGTTCCTCCCCACGTGTACAGCCCCCTCGGGTGGCTCCCAGTTCTCTGGGAGTCGGCCCGAGGGGGCTGTTCGTCGTTCTAGGCTCAGAGCCTCCCGAAGACGGGAGCGCCCCCGCCGCAGCGCCAACTGCAGACGGGGGCTGGCAGACATCCATTCAGAGTGGAGGTCGCCGTGAGTGACACTATCGCGCGCCCCGCCGCGCACACCATCACCCCCGCCGAGCACGCCCGCACCGGGTTCCTCAGCCGCTACACCGGCGGCACCGCCGCCCTGTACGGCCTCGACCTGCGCATCTACTTCGACTGGTGTGCCACCCACGGCATCGACCCGCTCGACGCCCGCCGGCATCACATCGAAGCGTTCGAGACGCACCTGGCCGCGGAGAAACACAACGCGCCCCGCTCCGTCCGCCGACGCCTGCAAACCATCCGCGGCTTCTACCGGCTCGCGTACGCCGACGAATACATCGACCGCGACCCGACCGTGCTGCTGCGGATGCCGCGCGTGCACCGCGACATCACCCGCCTCGTGTGGCTCGACCGGTTCCAGATCGGCGCGCTCCTGCGCACCGCCGCGGCCACCAGCCCCGCCCACCACGCGCTCGTCGCGCTCATGGCCATCGGCGGCCTCCGCGTCAGCGGCGCATGCGCCGCACGCCTCGAGAACCTCCACCAGTCGACCACCGGGGAATGGACCCTCACCGTCACCGAGAAGGGCGACCGCCCCCACATCGTCGACATCCCACCCGTGCTGCACGAGATCATCCAGACCACCCGGAACGGCCGCACCGAAGGCCCCATCGTCCGCAAACGCAACGGCGACCCGCAAACCCGACACGGAGCGTACGCATGGGTGCGGGCCCTCGGCGCGAAGACCGGCATCCCCGACGCGCACCCGCACGCCCTCCGCCGCGCCGCGATCGCCACCGTCATCGACTCCGGCGCCAGCATGGAAACCGCCCGCGACTTCGCCGGCCACGCCGAAACATCCACCACCGAGCTCTACCACCGCCGCCGCGGCGCAGCCGGAGTCCCCGGATCCGCGATCACCGCCGCGATCTTCTCCAACGTCGCATAAGCCCGCACCTCATACCGGAGGGATATAAGCCCACACCTTCTATCCATCACTGGGGCGAGGGCCCCGAGTTAGCGAGTCTGATCACCACCTAAACTCACTCCCCCACGGCCCAAACGGGCCCAGATCGAAGGAGCAGAAACATGGTCAGACGAATCAGCAGGATCGAGATCTGCAAGCAGTGCGGCACGGTGTACTCGGCGGATCGATCGGTCAGCGATCCTGTGGGACTTTGCGCCGAGTGCACCGAGGAATGGTGGCGAGCTAGTCGCGCCTAGCAGTGTCGGCGGCTACACGCAGGATCGGGGCATGTCTGAGTGGCATCCGATCCTCGCCGCCGTCGAGACGTCCCCGGCGGTCTGGGAGCTCCGAGCGCCCGACGGGAAGCCGTACGGCCGGGTCGAGCTGCGCCGCACCGTCGACGGCCCCCGCTACCGGTGCGAGCACCGCGGGGAGCTGCTTGGGTGGGCGACGACGCTGCGCCTCGGATGCGAACGCGTGCATCAGGCGTATGTGCGCGGGCACGGGCCTGCAGGCGGCGCGGTCGCCGCATGGCCGGGCATGTGATGTCAGACCCTCACAGCAGACTGCCCGACATGCTCTCGACCCCGGAACATGAGCCGCTCACCCCCGAGCAGGAGGCGCGCCGAGAGGCAGCTCTCGATCTCGCGGCCCTCGCGCTCCTCGACGCGCGCGACGAGATCATCGCCCAGATGTGGGCCGAGGGCAACTAGTGGACCGGTCCTAGGTCGCCCGATGCTATGGCTTGAACGGGGTATCACACTCGGGATGCGCGGGGTCTGGAACGAGGATGGAGAAGCAGATCGTCGGAAGGCAGGACGTGTCGTTCGTGCCATCGTTGCTGTTCGCCATTGACCCTGCGGGGCACCGGACCGGGGCTGCCGGATGCGCTGGCGCGGCCGGTGGCGCGGCGTGCTTCACCTGATCTTGAGGCGCGGAGGGCGTCGGCGTCTCGACGACTGAAGCCGCAGAGGGCGTCGGCGTGGGCGTCGGTGCGAGTGTTGGAGTCGAGGTTGGGGTAGTCGATGGCGACGGCAGCGTAGTCGTGGCCACCGTCCCGACCTGCGGGGTATCGGTCGCACGCGGCGGGAACGCTGTCGTAGCTGCGTAGACGCCGCCCGCAATGGCGGACGCGAGCACGACCGCTCCCCCGACTGCGACGATCCTCTTGACGTTCATATGATCCCCCTCGATTCTTACGTTGCTGATTCGCGCGATCCCCTGCTGTTGGACTATCGCGCCTCTATCCGCGACATGGCGTCCGCGGCGTCCTTCATTGCCTGCGGCATGAGGTGCCCGTAGATCTGCGTCGTCGTCTGCACGGACTTGTGACCGAGGCGGCGGGAGACCACGAAGATGGGGACGCCCTCCTGCAGCAGCCACGAGGCGTGCGTGTGCCGTAGGTCGTGAGGGCGTGGCTCCTTCCGAAGTTTCGCTGCGTCGACGGCGTCCTGCCAGCCGTGGTTGTGGAATGTCGTGTTCGTGAGCTGCGACCCGAGCGTGTTGGGGAAGACGAGATCATGTGGGCGCCCCGCGGAACGGAGGTCGTCGGCAAGTGCGCGCGTGATCGACACGTCGCGATCGCTCGGAGTGTTCTTCGTCGAACCGATGTAGAAACGCCGGCGCTCGTCGCCCTTCCACGCCTTGTCGACCTGGATGAAAGGGATCTCAGCGTCGAGGTGCAGGTCGTTCCATGTCAGAGCGGTCGCCTCACTGAAGCGCATGCCCGTGCCGACGAGCACTCGTGTGAGGAGTTGATGTCGCGCGGGGACGTGGGCGAGAAGGGCGTCGAACTCCGCCTTGGTCAGGAAAGTCGCGCGGCGCCCGGCGCGATCCTCATTCGGGAGATCGACGAGCTCGCACGGATTGTCACCCCGCCAACCCTTCCGCACAGCGAGCTTGAATGCGCTCGACAGCAGCCCCATGCGGTTCGCGATCGACTTCCTCGTCGCGCCCTCCCTACGCTGACGCTGCACCCACGCTGCGATGTGCTCATCCGTCACAGCGTCGACGCGTAGGCCCCCGATCTGCTCGGTGACGTGATTCGCGATCATCGAACGGTAGCCCGCGATCGTGCCTTCGTTGGCGCGCGTGAGTAGCGAGAGGTGCCGCTCGAGCAAATCGGTAACGGTCGGCGAGCGTGATGCCGCAGCTTCGAGCATCTGCTCCGCCATCGCGAAGCTCTGGCCGTTCGCGTCGAGCAGTCGACGAAGCGTCTCCGCTTCGGTCTCGGTCGGGAAGGTCATGCTCGTCTGGCGGCCCGACTGAGGGTCACGCCAGAGCACCGCGAACGACGCCGTCCCGGTCCGTTGGACCCGCTTCCGCACGCTCGCCAT